CGATCATTTCGGGCGGTGTGGGCGATGCGCAGAATCAATTCGGCGCATCCTCCCAGCTGGCCAATATGGTCAGTATGTACCGTAACAATGATGCGTTCGGCGAGGTCTGGTGTTTGCCGGTGTCGGATGGTGTCGGCTCTGCGGCGGCGACCGGTTCCATTGCCTTCTCCGCACCCCCTTCGGCGGCTGGCGTGATCGCACTATATATCGCCGGCACCGTGGTTAATGTGCCGGTGACGGCTGGTCAGGCAACGGCATCGATCGCTACGGCGGTGGCTGCGGCGATTAACGCGATCGCCATGATGCCGGTGACGGCGAGCGTGAACGCTAGCACGGTGACGCTGACGGCGGATAACAAGGGGCTGTGCGGTAACGAGATTGACATCCGGCTCAATTACTACGGCACCTCGGCGGGTGAAGCCACGCCAACCGGGCTGACGTACGCCATCACGGCGCTATCTGGCGGCGCGGTCAACCCGTCGCTGACTACCGCGCTGGGCAACTTGGGTAACACGACGTTTGACTTCATTGTGTCGCCCTATACGGATACGCCAACCCTGACGTCATTGCAGCAGTTCCTTAATGACCAGACTGGCCGTTGGTCCTGGATGCAGCAGCTCTATGGTCATGTGTTTTCCGCGTACGCGGGAACCTATGGCGGTTTGACCACGTTCGGCTCTGGCTTAAACGATCAGCATAAGTGCGTAATGGGTTTCTATGGCAGCCCCACGCCGAGTTGGTTGTGGGCCTCCGCAATTGCTGGGCAAGTGGCGGTCAGTGTACGCGCCGACCCGGGTGTTCCGGTGCAATATCTGCCGTTGGTTGGTGTCCTGGCGCCGCCGTTGGCTAACCAGTTAATTAAAAACCAACGCCAGGCGTTGCTGTTTGACGGCATCAGCACCTTCATTGTCGAGGCCGATGGCACGGTACAGATCGAAAACCTGATCACGACTTACCAAACCAATGCCGCCGGTGTTCCCGACAACAGTTATCTGGAAATCGAGACCATGTTCCAGCTGATGCTGGAGATCCGTGTGCTGGAGGCGGATTTTCTCAGCAAGTTCGGCCGCTGCAAGCTGACCAGTGATGAATCGAGACCGGCGCCGGGGTCTGGCTTGGTTGCGCCCAAGACGATCTGGAGCAACATCGTCGCGCTTTACCAGGAGCGGGAGCGGCTTGGATTTGTCCAGAACAGCGCCGAGTTTGCCAAGAAACTGGTGGTACAACAAAACGCCACCAACCCGAATCGGGTGGACATTCTTTGGCCTGGCACACCGGTCAACCAGATGCGCACCTTCGCGACCCTGGTGCAGTTCCGCCTCGCCTGATCGTAAATCGAAAGCCGCCTTTGGGCGGCTTTTCCCATTCTGGAGGACAACAGCATGTCCGGTAATGCTATTGCAGGTAGCGTCGACCTCACCGTCAACGGGACTACCTATCTCATGGAGGGTGATTGCAAATGGTCGCCCAACTCCTGGAAAAAGGAGACGCAATCCGGTCTGGATCGCGTCCACGGTTACAAAAAGTCGCCGTGCGCGCCCTTTATCGAAGTCAGCATCCGTGATAGTGGCGGTCTGACTGTCGCTGACTTTGGCGATATGGATGGCGTCACCGTCACCCTGGTGCTGGCAAACGGTAAAACCGTGATTGGCTCCGGCATGTGGACCGTCACCCCGCAAGAAGTCGATTCCGCCGAAGGGAAGTTCACTGTCCGCTTCGAAGGTCCGACCGATTCAGTAACCGAAGTCACTGCGAGCTAAACATGGAACTTCAAGACACCAAGACGATTACCCTGCGTAAGCCCATCACCGTGGGCGAACAGACGGTCACCGAAATCACCTTGCGCGAGCCGACTGCCGAAGAAATCGGCCGCGCTCAAGACAAGGCGACGAATAACACCTTCGCCACCATCAATCTCGTCGCAATCGTCGGCGGGGTCTCGCGTGCGGTTGCCGGGAAGCTCTCGCAGCGCGATTTCATGGAGGCGGCGAATTACCTCGCACTTTTTACCGAGGACTCCCCACAAACTGGCGAAGCGTTGTTGCCGATCTAACCAAGTTCTACGGCTGGGGTCCAAAAGACGCTTGGGGAGAACCCGTCTCCCGGCTGATGTGGTGGTTTAAAGAAGCGCAGAGGATGACCAATGGCGAATAAGCTCGAAATCCTCATCACCGCCACCGATAAGGCGACCGCGGTGATGAACCGCGTCAACGATCGGGTCGACCGCATGACCAAGCCGTTCAATGCGCTTGGCAAGACGATGGGGGATTTTTCCAAAGCATCCGGGCTGAGTAATGTTGGCAAGGAATTGGGGAAGATCAAAACCGTTGCCGGTGATGTTGCTTCTAAAGTCGCGAGCATTCTCCCGCCGCTGGCGGCTGTCGCTGGCGTAGCCTCGGTGGCGGGGATTGCCAGCATGGCCAGCGCATGGGGTTCAGCCGGAGCCGAGATCGACCGGACTGCTGGCGTCATTGGTATTGGCACTGGTCGCTTGCAGGAACTCCGCGGCGCTGCGCGTCTTGCGGGGCTCTCTGCGGATGATATGACCGGCGGTCTTAAGACGCTGGGCGCGACGCTAGAAGATGCGGTGACAGGGCGCAATCAGACCGCAGCCGGTGTTATGGCGCAGTTCGGCATCCAGTTGCACCGGACGCGCGACGGCGCTGTCGATACCAGCCGCGCGTTTCTTGATGTCGCTTCCGCGATGAAGCGGCTGCATGGTAACGCCCAGGCTCAGCAGCGTTTCGCCTCGATCTTTGGTGTTGAATCGCTGCTGCCACTGCTGCAGAAAGGCGGGGCTGGCATTGAGGCTTACGCCACTCAATTCCGCCAACTCGGCGGCGTGATGGGGCCGGAGCAACTGGCGCAAGCGCAACACTACAACGAAGGGCTGATCAAACTCGATATCGCGTTCGATAAGATGAAATGGACTGTTGGCGCTGCACTGGTGCCGACGCTGCAGAAGCTGGTGGATTGGGTTGCCAAGATCGATTGGGACAAAACGACCCGCTCGATTGAACGTACGATCGACCGGGTGCAATCCATGGTGGAATGGCTGGGCGGATGGAAACAAGTATTGATTGATATTGCCGCCGTCATGGGCGTGCGCTTGATAGCCAGCATTGGTTTATCAATCATCAACATCGGTCTGATGGCCGCTGAATGGCG